CACCAATCTTATAAAAATCGGTGTCGGTTTCGATACAAAACTCTCCCGAAGCGGGAGTCGGATTGTTCGATGTCCAGTTCGCAGCGGTATCCCTCCGCAGTTGAATAATTATTGCCATTACTGTGCTCCTGAGTTCCCGCCATCGACTGGCCCAGCGATGGTATATGTAGAGTTACTTAAACCGCCATCAATGTTGGCAACAGTTGGCCCTACAGGTCCAACAATGCCCCCATACGGCAAACTGACGTACGCTGTCGAGCCGTCACCTATTTTGAACTTGTCCGTGTCAAGCTCCAAAGCGAACTCGCCTTCAGCGAGTGTCGGATCTGCGGCAGTCCACGCTGAGGCTGTGCCTCGTCTGAACTGAATCTGCAACGGCATTTATGGCCCTCCTGCATCAACAGGGGAAACTCCCCCATAAGTGCTGGCAGGCAAACCGCCGTCCAGCAAACCATTCCCTAAACCATCAGGCCCAATCGGGCCGTCAGGACCATTGGGACCATTTGGACCTGTCGGACCTGTCGGTCCTGGGGGTCCACCTGGGTCCCCAGTCGGTCCTGTTGGTCCTGTTGGACCTGTTCCACCTGTCGGTCCTGTTCCACCTGTTGGACCATCAGGTCCATCAGGTCCTGTTGGACCATTTGGTCCGTCAGGTCCAGTCGCACCAGTATTTCCTGTTGGGCCAAGCGGACCATTAGGCCCCGTTGGGCCTGTCGAACCTTGCGGGCCAACCAACGAAAGTCCCCCAGGCCAAGTCCCACCAGCCTTCGGTCCAAAGAAATAGTCCGTAGTCGTATTATAGAAGTAGTCCCCATCGACACCCTGACCAGCCGTTGGATCACTCGCACCGTTCAAGATGGTTAACCCAGAAGGACCTGTTGGACCCGATGAACCAGTCGGGCCTGCTGCTCCCGCAGGACCTGGGCCGCCTGTACCTCCAACGTTAGCAACTATTTGCCAGTACGCCGTACTCCCAGGAGTATTACCCGTCGTACTAGTTCGTGCCACATAGGAACCGTCGTTGTAAGACACAACATCACCAACGGCGTAGGCAGTGCCAGATGAGTAGACACCCTCGTAGGAGAGTCCATCGGCATACGAAATGAGTTTCGTTCCACCACCAACATCGCTGGTATATGTTGTTCCTGTGGGCATTATTCAAGCGCCCCTAACCGATTGTCGATGTCTTGCACTGCTTTGACAAGCATCGCAAGCATCGACGTGTCTCGATACATAATCGGATCACCTTCAGCGTCATACAAAATGTGATCTGGGGCTACTTCGTGGACTTCTTCGGCAATAAACCCTGGCTCTGGAACCTGATTCTCATAGTCCAAACCGCCAGGAGTGGCTATTTCTTCGTTCCAACAGAAAGTGCGTGGCTTCAAAGCTCGCAGCTTTGTCCAGTTGTCCTCAGAGTCCAAATCTTCTACATCTTCTTTGAAACGAATAGAGGAAGAAGTATAAGCAAGCTGCCCCGAGGTAGTATTGATAACAGCAGTTGTTCCTGGCAGTGTCGGCCAACCTGATTGGCTACGCAAATCGAGAACACCAGCAGACTCAGCAATCGTCAAATGAGGAGTATCGTTATGAACAAACTGGAAACCAGGAAGCAACGAGTCAGGAAGATTATCTTTCCACTGAATGTAGTCTTGGTTAGTGTTGTACTCGTCACCGAAATATAAGGTCGCTGTTGCGAAACGGCTACCGACACGGATCTCTCCGCCACAGTCAATGTTCGCTCGAACATTTGCCCATTGACAGTTGATGCGGGTACCTTCACCTAATTCGTAGTCTTCATCATCATCGTTCCAGTTCGTGTAACCAATAATGTCACCACGAATCGCCATCGAACCGTTAATAACTAAACGGTATTCTGACGCTGGACGACCAACCTCTGTCGTCTGACCTTCACCAGCACGTTTCGAGTACACCGAATAACGACGCTTCTGACTGAGGTAATTGCCAGCTTGATCCGCTGGCGTAGTCACATCACTCATTTGAGACAGACCGCTTACGCCTGCCCGATACAAGTTGTCCAACAACCAGTTCCCAGCAATTTCACCATTAATACTCGTGCCAGTAGCTAAACCAATAACGTTATTCTGGGAAGTGTTCAAATAGAATGCGTTAGACGTTCCGATACTTGTAGTCCCCGTAACAGTCCCGCCAGTAAGCTGAAGCACACCAGGATAGTTAGTTGGGTCAACAGTGCCCTCCAACCAGTTCTTAACATATACCCAGTTTTCGTTATGATCGGCAGCGATAATCGCATTACCAGCGACCACTGTCCCTTTGGGTGCAGTAAACGTTGCCATTAACGTAATCTCCTGTGTATGTATGTAAATGCCATAGCGTTTACTTCCCAAGCCTCATCATTAGATACTGGCCCGTCGATCCTCATCTTTATAGCTTTTGCTGTCCCAAGTGTAGGTAAACGTTCGATGTTCGTAATATCGGTATTAGGTTCGCTATTCCATGTAGAAGTAAAGTCGTCCTCGTCCTCGCCCCAAACACCTGTGCCGCCTGTCGGCCCAGCCGACGCCGCCCAAGTGCCGCCCGTAGTAACCTCCGCTTGCACACCAAACTGCATCGATTTTTTCCACTCGGCACTGTTGTAATTGGTGTACAGCTTTGCTTCCAATGCGACCGTTGCATCGGAACTAACCACAATGCGAGGCTTCCCCCAACGTTTCTGCACGATAGGGTTTCCCCCGACAAGCCAACTCGTCGTATACGAGCTATCAATATGGGTACCTGCCGCCCCATAAAAATCGCTCTGTAAATCTTGTTCTAATTCGATTACCCGACCCGTATTGGAGGAACACGCACCCAAGAGATCTTGGGCAGCGTTCGGTGGGGCATACGAAAGGAGAACAGTCGCATCAATGTTCGTCATTGTCCAAGCACCAGCCTCACCCAACGTTGGGTCGAATATCAGTACCCGTCGAGCGGTAACACCTGACTCGCTCCAGTCAACTGAAACATACAAGCGGTTATTAAACCACGCCAACTGGGGAGGACTGGCAAACGACAACCTGCCGTCATCGATAGCTGGTTTAAGCTTCTCGAACATATTGACGAATCGTTCACCGTTATACCCCCAGATACCTTGACGGTCATACCAGAAGAAAACGCCGTAAGGAGTTGACGCTGGTGACGACAAGGACACGGAACCCACATCCTGAGAAAGAGGCACCAACTGGAAAGACTCACCGCTAGATCCATACAACCCGTGAACGCTGTTGGTTTTGAATATCAGCATTCGGTCAGCGAAAGGAACAAGGCCAGATAGTTCGTCCCCTCGCTCCCCTACGTTTACGTCGATGTAATTGAACTCGGGCCACGACTCGGGGTCATCTAATTTGGACCAGCGGATACGGTTCGGATACTCGGTCCCACCTTCGGTTGTGTGAGCGACCCACGCATAGTTATTCCAATGGCACGTATATTTCGCTATCGGATAGTTCCCTGCCGAACCATCAACATTCGATGCCAGATTTGAGGCTGTCGTCCCGTCATAAACAAACGACGGACTCGTACCCGACACGCCATAAAACTTTGAGTTTGTAGTCTGCCCGTACAGGCGTTCACCATTGGTGACCGAAACTCCAGCAAGTGTAGAGAAATCGGCAGTAGCAGACTCGGCAACAGTCGTACCATAAGAGCAGATCACCCGTGCAGTACCCCCATCGGGGGTGAACTGACTTAACCCAGTGACATTTGAATTTAAGGCAGTCCCGTTTCTTTTAGCAACCCCAAGCCTCATCTTGATGCCACCCCTAGGGTCCACATCAACATTCAGCATGTCAGGACTCTCAGACGAAGACAAATTGAACTGATCTGAACGAAAGTTCAAACCGCCACTAAAATCTTGAAGCATATCTAGCTTAAATCCAGGTCGCGCCATCCGTTACTCCCAGCTATACCGTAAACGATTAGGCAGATAAGACTGTGAGCGCCATCTGGAAGCATTCGTACTATTAAGCACTAACGGTTGCGGCGCTGGGCTGTCCAAATATCTGGCTCGGAGATTGTCAAGTTCCCGTATAAAAGTATTGAAGTATGTGACAGCCATATCGGGATCTTCTTGCTGATCGTAAGATCGGCTGATCGCATACGTTGCTATCACAATATGGAAAGGCTCAGGAAAGTCACTGGGGCTTGTCCCGTCCACTGAGGTCACACCGAACGAGGTCGGATTCTTGTAACCCCTGACATAAATCGTTTCGGGTGAAGAAGGCGTAGGGTACATTCGGACACTTTCAGCCCAAAAACTCCAGTAATAGACATTGCCTGTACCACTGGAATTCAAAGGATAAACAATGTCCCCGTCATCTCTCCCCAGGAAACTGAGTACATGATCGTCCGTGCGGAGAGATTGAATTTCCCTTAAACCATTTGTTTCTGACGCACCCACTGTCGCCATCGAGTAGTCGGATACCCCGTTAACCGTAGGAAACGTGGTTGAGACTTCATACCAAGGCCAACGCTTCTCGCTGTAAACAACTTGATCGTAGCCTTCCCCGAGGAAACGATTCATTACATCATCAGAAATGTCGGTACTGTCTATCTCCACAACTGATCGAACGTAAGCCCGCATGTCCTCAATGTTCACGCCTACTCCTTATGGAAAGTACAAAGACTTTCTCCCTTAGCGGGATGCGCCTTACACTGAGCACCGCTCTTGGTGGTGGCTACACACTGATTCTCAACAGTTTCCCAGGTTTCCATGTCGTGATTCAAGGCATGAACTTTCCTCGACCCGTAGTAGTCGGAACGAGGTATTTCTTGACGGTGACCCTCCTCGGTGGGAGTCCCATAAAGTCGGGTGTTTTTTCCGTAAGAAATTTGTATTTCTCTTGCCATGAATCCTCAGAACTTGGGAGGGGCAGGGGCGAAAGCCCCCACCCCTCCATCTTTATTTATACGGCTATCAGGTGATGCCGTAAAGCATACCCTGACGAGAACGATTGCTCGTCGTAAGGTTGCCGTAGCACAGAATCTGTGAATACACAGCGTCTGTGTCATTTGGGCGTACAAACGGAGTGGCTTTGAACCAAACATCCGAATGACGCACAAGCTGAAGATACTTGGTGTTCAAGAAGAACAATTTGTTATCAAGCTGCCCAGTTTGGTTATCAAACGTAACTGGAGCACCCTTAAACATAAGGTTCTGGAACCCTGCATCTGCCATATCGGTATCGGTGTACCGAATGTTGGCTGTCAATCCCGCTTCATAGGATTCGTACGCAGCTTGCGATCCAATAATGATCGTGGGCTGGTCGTTACCTACCGAGCAGTTGTTGTAAACGCTAGCCATCGAAGCTGTCGCCAAAGCGCCATTTTCGTCGGTTAGCTGTGAACGCCACCAATCGTTGTCAGCGTCAGTGGCGTCAATGCCGCCAACTGTCATACCCGTCCCAACCAGTTGGTTGAGGCCGTGCATGTCTTTGCCGCCGTTACCTTGACCGTCCGAATAGAACATGGCGTTCAAGTTTTCAATGATGGTTTCTTGGGTTTGGAAGATCTTGCCTTCGAGAAGGTCAATGATCTGTGCCTCACCATTGTTTTTAGCTTCCTCAATACCACTGATCGTTACGGTAGCTGCATACTGTTTCCAGTCGTACTCAGCGGCAGAAATGCCAGTCTGAGCCGTGATGGAAATAGTGTCAGTACCCGCATACGAACCTGCGGTTGAGTTTGTCGCATAGATCAACGGAACGATAATCTTTACGCCTCCACTCACTGTTCGCATGGTTTGACCGTTGGTCAAAGCATAGAAAAGTGGGCGAGCACTAAAGATATTGTCCGTGAGCTTAGGGATATAATTATTTAAAGTCGTTGAGAGAATCTCATCGAAGTTGGCATTTCCTGCTGCCATGTCGGTTTGCTCCTAAAAGGTTAAGTGCTTAATTGTTCCTTTGCCTGAGCGAACGCTTCTCGGATACTAGCGGGCCGTGAGGTTGTTTTTGGTTCGGTTCCCGTCTGGGTTGACCCTCCAGGTTCAACGGCTGCTGCTCCCCGTTTCTTAGAAACAAGTTCTTGTTCCTGTTGTAACTTGTTAGCAGTGTTTTTAACCTCATTGAACTGCCAATGCGTGTAAGCAGCCTCAAGATTTGGAATCTTGTGGCGCAAAGCGTGACTCAGCAGTTCTCGACTATCGAATTCTCCGTAATGCTCCTGTAACTCTGTTACTTGTCGCTCTATGGCTTCCTGACGTTGACGGTTTTCAGACTGTTCAAGTCGGTACTCTAAGGCAGCGATCTTTTGAGCATTAGGGTCCACATCTTCTCCTTCTCCCCAGTCGTAACTCTCACTAGAAGAAGCGGGTTGTCCAAGATCCATATCGAAAGATCGAGCTAAAGTTCTGAGTGTCTCTTCTGGGTTATGTTCCAGAGCAGATACTATTTGTTCAGCCTGACGTAATCGCTCACGTTCAGCGGCCACCACCTGAGTCTTTCGGGTGTAATCCGATTGTCTCTGGTAGCCGTTTTGAAGTTCTTCAAGACTGACCTGTTCATCTACACCGTCAACTGTGATGGTGTACGATTCTCCAGGTTCCTCTGGAACATCTATGGAAGATTCAGGAGTATCCACATACGTGGATTCCATGTCAGCTTCGTATTCTTCGGGCACTGGCCCCTCCTAGGAATTCTCTGTGAGATTGTTCCTAATAACTATAGGGGAGTGTCCCACTATAAGGAGGGAAGCTCAAGACCCATCTGGTTCTGAAGTTGCAAAAGAAGCTCTGGAGGTATGCCCCCAGTGGGCGCAAACGCACCACCTTCAGCCCCTCCAGGCATCGGGACATTCCCGATAGAAGGAGTCGGTGGAGGTGGAGGAACAACCGATTGTCCCTGAGGGGGACCAGCGGCCTCTTCCTCCGCTGGCATCCCCTGTTGGGGACCCATAAGGAACTTCTGTGGATCTTTAATCCCGAAGCCGTTCTCCAATACGTGCATAGCTAGGGCTGCGGGGTCTATCACGGTGCCAACTAGCGGTGCAATGGCATTCATAAGCGAAATTGCTTGCTGTTTCCGTATCGTATCGTTCATCGGTTGAGTGGAACCAGCTTGAACTGAGTAGTCGAACTCTCCGATGATGTCCTCACGGGTGTAGGAAACAAACAGTTCTTCTCCCCCCATACTGGTAACTCTGGCTACTTGATCGCCCGTCATAAACTCTTGCATGAGTTGTATGACTCTTCTCGCCACCATGGAAATACATATTTCGACAATGGCAAGTTTGTCTGCCGCACGGGCGTTCTGTGCGTCAGCAATAATGCTGGCTTCGGTAGCTGTACGCCGTATTTCAGGCATTGCGCCTCGGGCGTACTCGGAGATACCTGAAACAGTGTTGATGTCGTCCTCAATTATGGACGAATAGTTGTATATTTCAGGACTAATTGGGACTTGGGGCATCGGAACAACCACTTCAGAAAGTGGTTTGTTCTCATCCACGACAGGAACCATGCGCCCATCTTCTTCAGATTCGAGAGCTTCACGGCCTTCGGGACCAAAGGAACGTTCATGGTACAACCATTTTCTGGCGTAACGCTTCCTGTCGTTCATCAACTGCGAACGGGTCTTATCAAGCTCCAACTGGAGACTTTCGATACTTTCCAGGTCACCGATAGGGTAGAAATGGTCTGGAACATCGTAGTTTCTGAGCATTACGAAGGGTTGACCGTAGGCGTAGGGCATTTCTACGGGGTCAACTAGGAACTCGTCGCCATCCTCGGCGTAAACGGAAAGCGTGTTCGCTTTCATATCGTAGTATTCCCAGAGAATAACCTGTTCTGGTATGTACTGCGCTTTGTCTTCATCGGAATCGAGGTTGTCAGGAACATAGTTGCTCGCTAACCGTTTCCTGGCAGACGGTTTATACCGAGAGTCAGCTTTTGCGTCTTCGAGAGGTCTTACAAGTCTTTGAGCAATCCAGTTAGCTTCCCCGATGGAGGTTGCTTGCGGATCTACGAACACATCGAAAGGGGAGATCCTTTCCACAAACGGCTGATCCTCAACGACCCTCATAATTGTTTGAGGGATATTTGCGTAAATCTCTTCGTCTGTGGGAAGGTCCGCAGCTAGCTCGGGGCTATCTACTATAAATTGATCCACTTCTTGGAAAGCTTGATCTAGTAGGGTTTCTCGCTCAATTTCAGTGACGAATTGGGGTTGTTCAAGAAATTTCCACCCTACTTTGATCCATCCGTGCCCAAAGATCAGAAAATCTTTGACAGCGTGCCTGAACGGGTCACGGAAGTTGTGGTGTTTCCACATGTAGTTGATGATGGCTTCAACGAAAACGGCTCGGTCAGCGTTCTCCTCATTGGTCGCTTGGACAACTACCTTCGGGTAGTTCACTGCGACGCTTGGGGCAATCACATTCACGGTGGAAAACGCCAGATTGACGGCAATAAGATCTTGTTTGTTGGAAGTGGTCGAAGGCCAGTGTTTCCCTCGATACAGATCTATGAGCCGTCGCCAAGTAATTTCGTAACCCTGCTGGGTACGCCATTTCTTGCATTTGTCAACACGTTCCGTGTACTCAGATAAGAGTTCTTGGCGGGATTTCTTGGGCATTAGAACTGGGCTTTCTCAGGGAGCTTCTCGATGTTACGTCCCTGCGCTTTAGCTTCCGCAAACACTTTAGCTTCACGCTCACGCTTGGTTAGCAACTGTTCGTCTGCAGGCAAAGTTCTCCTGTACCCCTCACCCGTAGATACAGTGATCGACTTCAGGCGCAAACGACGTTCGTAGAGTTCCCTAAGTTCCGATAAAGGAACGTCCCGTCGTGCGAGAACGTACTCAGCGAACTCCGCGAACGTGGCCCCATCTGGCAGGACCGCCACGATCAGCCAGCGTTATGGCCGCGAAGGTTAGCCTGTTTCCCAGGTTCAACCTTCCCAGTGGTTCCGTGCTGATTCTCTGGGGTAGTTCTTGCTCCCGTTTCGCCCAAATCGCCCGTTTGATTCGCATATTTCGGTGATGCAAACCGTTCTTTCGGAGATTGAGGGCCTCCAGGTGCCCAGATTGGGTTAGCAGATACACTGCCGCCCCGCTCCATCTTAGCGTTAGCGCCATCGCCTGCGCCATCGACGCTACGTGTCCCATTGGTATGGGAAACAAATTTAGAAGCCATTAAAGGTTTCCTCCGTATTGACATGTCTATAGAAAGGTTAGCGTGTCCCACGAATAGTAGTAGAACCTATCCGAGTGGGGGGTCCATCAGGCACAGTACCGCCCAATCGAGCGAACCAGTCAACGGTCCAATAGTCATTAACCGTGGGCGCATACTCAGGTTCGTAAGCATATTTACGCATCTGATTTGCCAGAGCCAACGCCATCACACGGTCATCGTAAGGGGAACCACCCATACTTCCCTTGTCGTTACGAACGAAGGTTCGTAACTCTGCAATGGTGTGGCGATCCTTAATCCGCAACTCGTTGTTCCGCAATGCGGAACTCAAATCGTCGATCATCAGAGGCTTCGACGTACGAGTAGTCTTCCAACCGTACTCCTGGCCGATCCTGTTGTTCACACTATTGAGTTGTCGTTTACGAAACAAATTGGGGTAACCCAGATGACGCAACTCAGTGATCGTCGTCAACCCGTGGTTATTGGACTCCACGCAACACAAAGCATTGTTGTACCAGCGACCCAAGTTATCGACCTCTTCAGCCAACAAATCAGGAGCTATATGGCCGTGCCAGATCCCAACCTGATCCCCAGAAGCAACACTCAATACCTGGATAACACTGTAATCGCCATGCCCTAAACCCTCAGCAGTATCAACCCCCATAACATACGCCGAATTCAAGTTAGGGCGATGCCAAATTTCCAGACTCATTGCGACCGAAACTCCAACACCCCAGGGGCCTTAAACAAATACCCTGTCTCCCCATGAATAACATATTTTTCCATCTCTTCAAGAACATCCAGATCAAACACAGGATTACCTGACTTGACGAACGCCTCCTCAGGCGTCGTCGGGTATTCCTGTGCAAGCTGCCACGGCAACATGGACTTCACTTTCTCCATGTACCATGCTTCCCCCCTATCCTCCGTAGCTGACCACGGATAAAACATGGACTCAAACTTGTTCGATCCCGTAGTAGCCCCCACCCACAGGTGATGGAAAAAGTTCCCCGAACCGTTTGCGGTACTCAGCCCGATGATTCGTCCCCCAACGTCCGCAACAGGTTCGATACTGGCCCACGCTTCCTCCGCATTTGGGAGGAACGCCCACTCGTCAACAACAATGAGTGTGGCCGATTCACCACGGGCAGGGTCCGACGCAGAAGGCATCGATGTAATCTGGCTTCCGTTATCAAACCCCATTCTTTGCTGATGCTCAATCAGCGACGTAGGTCCACGCTCAACCATCCACTTCGGCAAATGGCTGAATCCGTACTTCGTTTTACGCAGCAACAGAACAGCTTCCCGCTCTGTACGACTCAAATCGATAACATTCTGGTCCTCGTGAAAAAACGCCAACCAAAACTGGTGCGCCGAAACCAAAGTGCTCCACCCAATCTGGCGGGCTTTTAATGTAAGCGAATATCTATGCTTTGCCCAGTGTTTGATAGCTTCCGCCTGAGCCTCACGTAAAGCAAAAAGAATACGCCCGTGAGCAGGGTGAGCAATGTGCCAATAATTTTCAAGAAAATACCTTTCATCCCGTACACACTTCCGCCATTCCGCCTCAGAACGAAGCTCTGATAACCTAGACATTATGCTCACCAATCATTACTGGCACATCCCAGAGGCATTAACCCCACAGCAGTGCGACGAAATCCAGCACGCCGTCGCAAACGTTGAAGAAGTAGAGGGATTCCACTTCGGACACGAGGCAGGGCATCGTAAGTCCCAGATCTCATGGCTCTACGACGAAAAAATAAATGATCGACTCGGCGCTTGGGTACGTCAAGCCAACAAAGAAGCAGGCTGGTGGTACGACTTACACAAGACAGAAACCATCCAATACACGAAATATCAGACAGGCGACCAGTACGACTGGCATATCGACGGGAACTCAGATAACCATGCTGCACGGAAACTTGTTTCGGAGGTTGCTGCCCCGATTCCCCTAAACGTAACCCCATTTCCCGAATTCCAGGGAACCGTGCGTAAATTGTCCGCATCAGTCAACCTTTCCCACCTGGGAACCTACGATGGAGGGCAACTCCAGATCCGCTGCTACGACCAACTTCATGTGTTTAACGACTCGCCCAGAGGATCGATGGTGGTGTTCCCCAGCTTCATGGAACACAGGGTAACACCTGTACTCTCAGGAGAACGACACGCTGCAGTCATCTGGTACAACGGGTACCCCTTCCGCTAGCAACCCATATCTCGTTTAAGACCTTCCCAAACAGCCCACTGCTGCTCAGTCCAATTATGGTCAATGGCACTATACAACTGAGAACACTGCGCCCCAAATCCTGCACCCCCAGTCAACGCAGGTGGCTCCTCAGACTCACTCACTCCAAAGGGCCACCACATAAGTAGTCCACCAATCGCTGCCGCCAGCGCGACGCCAGCCGCTGTAATGGCTTTAACAATCTTTTTAATAGCCTCAGACCAAACATCTGCCCGATCTGCTACATCCTCTATCGACACATAACCCCCACATAACTATTTTTTTCCCCTATTACGGGCACGATTCGCAGAACTATCCTCCAACGTCGTGCCACCCCCCTGAGTGTGCGAAACATCCTTACCAGTCAAAACCTGACCAGCCCTAGCTCTTGCGGCTCGATCCCTACCTAATTCTGCACGATATTTCCTACGAGCAGGAGTCGCATGATACTTAGTGTTGTATGCATCCTTCTTAGCCTTAGCCGCAGGATTCGTATCATAATAATGCTGGGTCTTGCTAACCATCACTGACAACTTTCACAAATCTCATACCCATCAACAGAACACTCAATAGGATCATCATCCAAAAACGGGTCCAACTCAGGACGCTCCCCCATCTCATTCAATTGCATCCACATACCGTCATCGAAAAGCTCTTGAGAAGTCGCCCCCGACACCCTCACCGCTTATTCCCTTTAGTAACCTTCTTACCCGTTTTCTTGGCATACGACTTAGCAGCCTTGCGACCCTTAGCCGAATACGAAAAATGTTTATTACCAACCTTAGGCATCCTCGCTCCTTAACCCAGAAATCAGTTCTTCCATCTCAGTAGCCAACTCGGCATCAGACATACCCGACGCAACACGCTCATCATCAACCACCACTCTCCGCTTCGGAGTGAACCGTTCTATGTACTGCAAGTACAAAGAAGCAGCCTTCACATCACCCTGAGCGGCCTGCCTATATAAAGCGTCAACCACTGACTGAGTACGCTCGGGGTGGACGTTTAATTCAGCGGCCCTGCGGTCCCACTCACGGACAAACCGAGAATCAGACTTCCACCGCCTCACAGTACGCTCATTCAACCCACGCTCCACACACCAATCCCGAGCAGAAGCAGGAACCCGCTCATCCGACAGCAGCCAGTCAAGAAATTCTGCCCATTGTTCGGGCATTACTTTTTCGCCTGTGTCGGGGTTTGTGGCCCAGCCTCGGCCTCCACCATTGTTTGGCATATTAAACCTCCTATAGGGAAGTTTAGTTGTCCCGCGAGGAAAAGTGGGACAGTGGAGGTACAGTGTAGGGGGGGGGAGGGGGAAACCCCCCAAGGGTTTCCCCCCCCCCCCCTCCCTTCCCCCCCCTTGTCAGCC